TCACTTTATTTCTCCCTGCCTAATCACAGCCCTACCAAGGATGCGCACATTTTCACAGTTGGACTGGTTAAATACCATAGGCGCATACTTCGGATTCGCCGATACCAAAGTGATAGTATCGCCGGATTTATAAAAACGCTTGAGGCAGATTTTCTCGTTATCTATTTCAACCACGGCTACCTGCCCATTTTCCACAGTTGGGGTAGATTTCACGAAGACTATATCACCGTCATTGATGCCGATGCCCACCATGCTGTCTCCACGGATGGTGATGCAGAAATCCACATCATACTTCCCTTCTACGTTGATATACGGGGTATCCTGGTTTAAGTCTTCCAAGGGGCTTCCTGCTGCAGCATATCCCATCATGGGTACTCGCTTCCATTTCGGAACAAAGGCACCTTTAGGGATGTAGGTTGTTTTGTCTGATTTTCCCAGCAGGTAATTCATGTCTACGTTGAAGAAGTCGGCCAGCTTTTCGAGTGTTTCAAAATTGGGCTCCCGCTCTCCTCTTTCATACATGCTGATGGCGCTTCTGGTAAGCCCGGACTGCTTTGAGAATTCGTCCTGGGTGAGACCTTTTCCTTTTCTCAGTTCTCTTAATCTGTCATTGAATTTCATTTTTCTCCCCTTCCGTTTCTTAATTTGAATTATCTGCCCACATTTTAACACGAAACGTGTTGACACGCAACGTGTTAAGTGCTATGCTTTATACATGACACGAAACGTGCCATAGAAAGGAGGAAAGAGTTATGCCGACGCCGAGGGAAATCGGGCAACGTCTTAGAGAACTTCGCGGAGAAATGCCAAGAGAGAATGTGGCGAAAGCCTGTGGTATCTCTGTTTCTGCGCTCTCTATGTACGAAAACGGATCCCGCATTCCGCGGGATGAAATCAAAATCCGGATAGCAAATTATTACAAGCTTTCGGTGCAGCGTATTTTTTTTATGAACAAATGGCACGTTTAGTGTCAAAGGAAGGTGAATGAAATGGCCTGCAGGACTTTTTCTACCGCCGAGGTGGCAAACCTCTTCGGGATTTCTTCTGATTCTGTCAGGAAAATGGAACAGGATGGAATTCTGAGGCGGTTGAAGGTTCCGGGAATCCGCTACAGTCGGAGCGAGGTGTACGCCGTCCTTCGGGAAGGAGCGGAGACCTGCACTGTAGCATCCGTCCGGAGGCTGGAAGATGAAATCCGTCAGAAGGACGCAGAGATTGAGCGGCTCCGCGGTGCCCTTCGCACCATCGCGGAGGAAGCAAAGGGGGTAATCGTATGAGGCTGAAATGGAAGAAGATTATTGCCACGCTGGCCATTCCGGCGGCCATCGCTGCCGGCGTCTACGCCTATGAGCCTCCGGCCGAACTCATTGAGTACCGCACGGAGGCAGAGGCAGGAGACACCATCTGGAGCCTCTGTGCGAAGGTCGCCAGCGATGAGGACTGCATGGAGGAGCTGGTGTACCGGACCATGCAGGAAAACCACATCAAGGATCCTGCGCACCTTCAGCCCGGGCAGCTGATTGTGATCCATGTGAAGCCTGTGAAGGGAGGTGAAAAGGTATGAAGCTCCATGACCTTCTTGATGTAATGGATCCGCAGATACGAATCGAGATTATCGTTACGGAAGTTGATGCCTATGGCGGCCTTACTAAGGCTTTCGAAGGAAAAGCCGGCCGTATTCCCCGTTCTGTTCTAAGCAGATATGGTAATTACGACGTTGGGAGAATCGACCGCCCTTCGATATATGCTGGCGACGATGATTACTACGTTGTATTTGACGAAAACGGATTCCTGCGCTTCACGTTTAAGAACACCATACATATTTATTTGTAATGAGGTGAAAAAGCATGAAAACATCTACGGACTGCGAAAAATGCCGGTTTGAAAGCATCTGCCCCATGGCTGGCAAGCGCCAGCGCCTTGCTTTTGATGATGGAGGCCTGGGGCTCTGCCCGAAGCTGCCGGAAATGAAGCTTCTCCGTTGCCGGAACTGCCTGTTCTGCCATAAGACCAAAAGCATGGGAGGCACAATCAAATACGCCATGGAAAACGGACATCCGATTTACACCTGTGCGGCGATGAATTACAACCGCATGCAGCCGGATGGAAAGCTCCCACGTACCACTCCAAGGGATTGCCCCATCAAAGAGGCAAAGAGAAAAGGCCTCTGACGTCTAGCACACGTTAAAGGCCCGAGGGGATGATGCTTCTATTCATTCATATCATCATCCCCCTCATTGTATCACAGAAACAGGAGGAAAAGCATGATTAGCAACGAACAGGAGAAAAAAGAAGCGGTCAAAGCAATAAAAACACTGGATGCCGTGCTTGCATTGGGGATCGTCTCGAATAATATGCTGTATGAAGGACGCATTAAAAAGGTAAAAAGTGACATTCGGGCAGAGCTTGGCGCATATCTTGCGAGAAAAGAACTTGGAGAGGAGAAAGAATATGGCATACAGAGGCTGTGATTTGATTTTATCCTGCCATGAAGCAGAGACAGACCATCAGAAATGGCTGCAGACCCGCAACGCGGGCATTGGAGGCAGTGACGCCTCCGTCATCATGGGGCTGAACCTATACAAATCCCCATACCAGCTCTGGATGGAAAAGACGGGACAGGCAGAAGCGCCGGACCTGTCGGGCAACCAGTACATTTACTGGGGACACAAAAACGAAGCGAACATTGCCGATTGGTTCATGGAGACCACCGGCAAGAAGGTGAGGAAGCTGGGAACGCTCCGGAGCCGGGCCCATCCGTTCATGTTGGCGAACGTTGACCGCGCCGTCATGGGCGAAGAGGCAGGGCTGGAAATCAAGACCGCCGGCGTCTCCCAGGCAAAGAAGTGGAAGGGCGACGAAATCCCGGACGCTTATTATTGCCAGTGTCTCCATTATCTGGCAGTAACCGGAGCGTCCCGCTGGTATATCGCCGTACTCATCGGCGGAAATGAGGCGCTCTACAAAACAGTGGAGCGCAATGAGGGAGACATCAAGGCCCTCATCCAGGCGGAAGCTGATTTCTGGCATCTGGTAGAAACGAATACCCCGCCCCCGGTGGACGGATCTCCCAGCTGCGCGGCGGCCCTCTCTAACCAGTACAAGGGCGGAGATCCTAACTATACTATCCTGCTCCCGTCGGATGCGGATGGGGTAATTGAGTCCCTGGGAAATGACAGGGCCATCATGTCCGCTCTGAAGGAGCAGATTGCTGAGAAGGAAAACCGGCTGAAAGCGCTCCTGGGAAATGCGGAAGAGGGCTCCACAGAACATTACCGCGTCCTCTGGAAGACCCAGCCTGGCCGCTCTTCGGTGCCTCTGGCCAAGGTTAAGAAGCAGACTCCCGACATCTACAAGCTCCTCCAGGATAAAGGCTACATCACCACCGGCAAGCCTTCCCGCCGCTTCTCGATCAAAGCCAATGACTGAGGACGATTTCAACCGCCTCCAGGTGGGCGCCCCGGTTCACTGGGACGCCCGGGGAATCAACGGCACGGTGGCAGACATATTACATGGTTATTTTGATAAATCCATTTTGATTAAATCCGGGGACGCCCTCATCTGGGCGTCTTACCGGAATGTTGAGAAAGGAGAAAAACACTATGAACACGAAAGGCGGACTTACAGAAAGAAAGGCAAGCATGCAGCAGGGAGGGAACGCTAGGACTTCCATGCAGGGACTTATCCAGGCCATGGAGCCGCAGATCCGGAAGGCGCTTCCTTCCGTTATCACTCCGGAGCGCTTTACGCGCATGGTGCTGACAGCGCTTTCCTCCACCCCGAAACTGCAGACCTGCACTCCCCAGAGCTTCCTGGGTGCCATGATGCAGGCCGCCCAGCTGGGGGTTGAACCTAACACGCCCCTGGGTCAGGCTTATCTTATCCCTTATGGAAATTTGTGCCAGTTCCAGTTGGGCTACAAAGGCCTTATTGACCTGGCATACCGCTCCGGAGAAGTTAGCTCCATCCAGGCCCATGAGGTGCATGAAAACGACACCTTCGAATACGAATACGGCCTTGAGCCGAAGCTCCGTCATGTCCCTGCCAAGGCAGACCGGGGCCCGGTTGTGTGGTATTATGCCGTATTAAAGCTCAAGAACGGCGGAATTGGTTTCGAGGTAATGAGCCGCGACGATGTGGAAACCTTCGCGCGCAAGAAGTCCAAGGCCTATAACAATGGTCCGTGGAAAACGGACTTTGACGAAATGGCCAAAAAGACCGTTTTGAAAAAAGTCCTGAAATACGCCCCACTGAAAACGGAGTTCGTGAAAGCGGTTTCCACAGATGAAACCGTGAAGTCTACACTTTCCGAAAACATGGCGGATGAGCCGAACGAAATTACCACAACTATTATTGATAACCAGCCGGATGATAACCCGGCGCCAGAAGAAGTTCCGCAGGGGAAGGAGGAAGAAAAATGAAGGAAAATGAAAGCACTGATTTAAAGAATTTATAAGGAAATGCTTTAGATAATGCGGTTAAATACTTAACCGTTGCCGGTTACAAAAATATTGTAATCATTGCCTCAACCGATGATGAGGACGTAATCCATTGCGGCGGGGCGGAATCCGGAGAAAGAGTGTTCACCCATGCGATTAACTTTATGGATAATTGCGTCGAGCGGTTCGTAGTAAAAGGCTCCTATACCTACAACCACTGGAAGTCCTTAATGCTTGGAATCGCCCTATCAATGGCCGAAGCCATGGGGGAGGTTAAGAAATGAAAGATTCAAAGATATACTCCCGCACCGACATGATGCTGCGGCGCATCGCGAACCGTGAGCCAGTGGTGGCCTACATGGCCCACCCATACGGCGGGAAGGCGGAAAACATAGAGAAGGCCTGCAACATGGCGGAAAAGCTCGCCGGCCGTCACCCCCGTATGTCCATCATCAACCCGCTGGACAATTTCCGGCATTTGGAATATTTCGGAGAAAGGGACATTCTGGCGCGGGAAAAGCAGGTTCTGGAAAGGTGCGACGTCTTGATTATGACCGGAGACTGGAAAAAAAGCCCCGGATGCATGGGAGAGTTCTCCTTTGCCTATAACCGCGATATCCCCATCATCGAGCCGGGCGAAAAGAACGCCAGGGTATTCCATATTGCGGTTATTTCGGGTAACGATTGGTAAGGAGGTGAGCCCATGGCGGAAGGAAACTGGATAAAGCTGTATCGCAAGATGATTGACGACCCTATTTTCGTCAATTCAACCCCGGCCCAGGTGAAGGTCCTGCTCACTGTCATGTTTCTGGCCGCTTGGGCGCCCAAGAAGTGGGATATACTTGGCCACGAATTCACCATCCAGCCAGGCGAAGTTTTCATAAGCTCCCTGGAACTGGCCCGCCGGGCGGGCGATGGTGTGAGCCGCAAAGTTGTACGTGGCGCACTGGAAAGATTCGAAAAATTGGGTTTTTGGACCATACAAAGGTCCAAAAGAGGGGCCCTCATACATATCGTAAATTGGGGCAAGTATCAGCTCTATGAATCTGATGAGGGCCAATCAATGGGCCACACGAGGGCCAATGGAGGGCCAATGGAGGGCCACACGAGGGCCAATGGAGGGCCAACCAATAAAAAAGAAAGTAAGAATAGTAAGAATGTAAGAAGGGAAGAATATAATACCCCCCTACCCCCCAAAGGGGGCGGAGGGGTGGCCTCCCTCTTTGAGAAGTTTTCCGGAACCAACCAGGAACTACTCAACGCTCTCAAAGAATGGCATGACATGAGGAAGAAAATGAAGAAGCCCCTCACCGAAAGGGCAGCAGAGCTCAACCTCAAAGACCTGCAGAAGCTTTCCGGCGGCGATGAGCAGATGATGGTATCCATTGTATTGCAGAGTATAAAGCGCGGGTGGCAGGGGTTCTACGCTTTGAAAGAAGCGCAGACCCCGCGGGCCGATCCGCAGAGTAGTCAGAACATGGAGGATTTTTTAGATGGACTTGAACAATTCAAAAATTCCCTCCCCCCAGACAGTGGCGATTGGGATGCTTAAAGCGGCATGGCCAAAGTTTACCGACCAGCAGGCCAGGTTATACATCCTCATGACAAAGGACATCCCGGAACCCATCCTTGTGAAGGCCATCGAAGCCCTCATCAAGGAATCGGCCTTCCTGCCAACGGTGGCGGAGATCCGGAGCCGTGCGGCGGCGCTCTACAAAGCCGCCCAAGGCGCCGAGCCGCCGGACGCCGGCAGGGGATGGGGAGAAGTGGTGAGGGAGATTTCCCGGACCGGCTACTACGGGAAGCCGCAGATCCGTGACCCTGTGGCGGCCGAAGTGGTGCGGCGCATGGGGTGGAAGGAAATCTGCTCCGCTCCGGCGGATGAGACCGGAGTGCTGCGCGGCCAGTTTTTGAAAATGTACGCCATGCTGCAGGAGAGCAGGAGAGAAGAGCATAACAACCGGGCCCTCCTGAAGGATGGCAAAGTGCAGGGCTTCATTGCTTCCCTCTCCGGGAGCATGGCTCTAGAAGGAGGAAGATGATTCTTGATAAGTAAAGCACTGATGTGGAAAAGACGATTTTGGAAGCTTCGGAGGAAGAAAGAAGTGGAAAGTTTCGCAAGGACTTTGTTTGAATTCTCACGCCGCAATGAAAAGTTTATCAGAAGATTGAAATATGGAATTTTTCCCAGCGCCCATCTGCGGATGCGGGAGTACATCAGGGCCAGAGACAAGCTTTCCGGACATCACAGAATCTGAAGGAGGCAGTTATGGAAACGATTATGCATGAGATTAAAGACGAAGAAATGCCGAAGCACTCCATGTGCTTAGAAGGTTATAGGCTGAAACGTTACAAAGGAAAGGGCGGAGCTTTGCAGGCTATGGCCGTCCCTGCAAGCAATCCCTACAGCCGAGAAGAAAAGGAGATTGAGAAGGAAATGAAGCAGTTTATCTACAACAGGAAGGACGCTAAGAATGAATAACGACAACATCTGCTTTATCAGCGGTCGCCTGGGCCGCGACCCGGACGTGAAGTACACGCAGAGCGGGAAGCCATACTGCCGCCTGTCGGTGGCCTCATCTTACAAGGTGAAAGACCAGGAGCGCACGGACTGGGTGAGCGTCCAGGTGTGGGGCCCGCTGGCGGAATCATGCGGCAGTAACCTGCAAAAGGGGGCACGAGTCATGGTGCGCGGCCGCTATTCCTCCTCCAGCTATGAGAGCCCACAGGGGAAAAAGTATTTCACACAGGTGGTGGCGGACCTGGTGGCCATCTGCCTTGACGGGAGCCCCTACGCTAACGGCGGACAGGGAAACAGCCAGAGCGGCCAGCCCCAGAACAATGGACAGTGGGGCAGCGGCCAGTGGGGAGGCGGCCAGAATCAGCAGGGGCAGCCCCAGGATAGGGGAAACTTCTCACGCTTCGGCCATCCGACGCCTCCACCAATGGAACAGCCCAGTTTTTCAGACTGTGAAAACAAGCCCCAGGGAAATCCCTCCGGCGTAATGCATGGGCCGAACGAAAAGGATGAGGACATCCCATTTTGACAGGAGGTCACTATGACAAAGGAAGAATGGAGAAATCTCAAGAAAGAAAAGGGCATGAAGGTTTATGTTTTGCGCTACGAAGGAGGCGCGCACATGACGCCCAAGGACGCTCTTGAGTACACGATTGATACCATCTACCCGAGGGCCGCCACGGTCCGCCGGCAGGTGGGCTGGGCAGTTGAATACGATTTCTTCCCCTGTGAGATGCTCCACACGGAGCAGGAAATGAAAGAAAAGTGGGGGGGACTTAAATGCAAATAGACAGCGTGGGCCTGCTTATTGTCGTTATTGTTTCTATTTTCTGCATCGTTTTGACATCACGGAGGTGAGTTGAAGTATGACGGAGAAAGAACTCCTTGCGTGCATCGCGCTGGTGGTCATCGCCTGGTTTTTCATTGTGAATCTCTTGAGGACCGAGAGGGAGGACCGCCAGGCCGAAGATAGTATATGGAACTATGACCTTCGTGACGATATCCTCCGCTACAAGCTGGAGAAACAGAAAGAAGTCATCCGCCAGCAGGATGCCGATATAAGAAAGCTCCGCGAGGAGAATGCCAGGCTTTACAAAGAATGTGTTGTGCTGCGTCATGGTCAGAAGGAGGCAGAAGATGGGAAGAAGGAACGGAACGAGAAAGTTTAACAGGCGGCATGGGAGCCGGGAGGACGGGTCCTGGGCCAGAGGGCTCATGAACGAGCTCCGCCCCAAGGAGACACTGCCGGAGAAGCCGGACGAGCTCTCCGTAGAGGACCTGAAGCCCGGCGGCATGGCAGGTCCGCCGCCGGAAAGCCGGGCGCCCCGTGTTACGGCAAAACCCAAAAAGCTTTACTATGACGGACGCATGACCATGCCGCCGGAAGGGACTTGCGCTTACTGCGGCCGCCCTCTCCGGAAGGGGGAAGGCCATTGGGTGGTGGATGAGTTTGGGCAGCTTGTCAGAAAGTGCAATGATGCCCGCTCATGTTATGAGCGGATGGGCACGGATAATCAAAAATCGCTTAAAAGGGCCCTTAAACGCTTCGGAGCGAGAGGGGGTATGTAATTGTACTTTTTCGTTGAAGGAAAGCCGCAGGGAAAAGCACGGCCCCGATTTTCGCAAAAATCTCACACGGCCTATACCCCAAAAAGCACGGCAGACTATGAGAAGCGTATCCGGCAGGCTTTTACAGAGTGCCAGGGAGAATGGCAGAAGCTCCCATCTGACTGCTACGCCTTTGTGAAAATCCAGGCGCAGTATCAAATCCCCAAGTCATGGAGCAAGCGGAAAAAGAAGGAGGCCATTGCCGGGCTCATCGTGCCGACAACGAAGCCAGACGGCGACAACATCTTGAAAGTGGTGCTGGACGCTCTGAACGGCCTGGCTTATGAAGATGACCGGCAGGTTGTGAAGATGGGCATTATCAAAGTTTATGGCGCCAACCCGGGCCTTATGGTCCAGGTGGATGAGTACAAAGTCTAGGAGGGAAAGCATGGGAAAGCACGGGATGAAGAACAGCGTTGCAAGCCGCCCCGATCCGGTATTCGCAGAGGGGTTGGGCGCGTTCAGAAGAGAAGCCCGAAAACTCAAAGCTGAAAAGAAGGCGGCTGATGCCTTCGCCTGCCTTAAGGCGGTGCGCTTTTACCTGCGGGGAAACGGGTTCGAACTGGCTGACGACCTGGCAATTAGAGATGTTTATACGAAACGTGTTTTTCGCTCTATGGTGCCGGCCTTCAAGCTGGCGCCCAGGCCGAAGGAAAGGTGCTAGCGGATGACGGAAGAAGAGGTTAAGCTGTTTTTTGACAAAGTGCGCCGCTGCCAAAATCTCTATAACTCCATCGTCTACGAGCGTGACCACATCGAGGATGACCTGGCGGCGGCCAAGGCCATAGACTACAGCAAGCCCCACGTTTCCGGCGGAACGTCCTCAGACCTGGCGGACGTAGTGATGCGGATCCATGCAAAAAAAAATGACTGCGTGCGTGAGCTCACTATGCGGCTCTGGGAGCTGGAGTGCTACAAAGAGGACGCAATCCGTCTCCTTCGGGTGCTTAAAAATCCGGACCAGGAATCTCTCATGATTGACCGTTACCTCCGCGGGATGTCCTGGAAGACCATTTTCAAGGCCCACCACATCGAGCGCACGGAGGGATTCCGACGGCACCAGAAGGCTATCCGCTGCATTGCGGAGGCTCTGACGCCACCGCCGCCGGAAAAAAAGTAAGAAAAGTCCCCACCAAAACAAAGTGGGGACTAAATGGGACTTTTGTTTCTGCTATAATGCTAGTGTGGAAATCAGGAAACAGGGATTCGGGTTTCGCACGGAATAGAAAAACCACATGCTCAGCAGCGTGTGGTTTTCTATTACTTATTTTTTATAAAGACGCTCCATCCCAGACCTGGTGACGAGCCAGACGTTTTCTGACTTCCGGCATTCTTCCGCCGTGAAACGCGGCGGAGTACCGCGCTGGCCGGTGCATGCCTGGCGGATAGTCACCGGAGGAACCCCGTAGATTTTTGAGGCCTCATTTAATGTGAGGACATCGTCAAGATTGATTTTCATTTTTTCTTCCTTTCAGGTATTCGTCAAGGGTGATCTCCGGGAGACCGCTCTTTATGCGGTAATTTCTGAATTCCCGATAACGCTTATAGACTTTGCGGCAATCGGGACAAAATCTGCTTCTCGCGCTATCCAAAGTTTTACCGCAGATAGCGCAAAAACGGGAGGACTTCCAGTTTTTGTATGAGACGGCCTCTCGGCCGCTGGATACTGCCCGCGTCCGGTACGCCCTGTAAGATGCATGCAGCTTTAAGCATGCGTCACAGTACAAAGTGGTGGGACCGTGGTCTGGCGGGAGCGGAGCTCCGCACTCATGACAGTTGTCATGGGAGTAAACCCGCCTCTCCCGGTTGCGGTCATCAATGTATTGCTGACCGTATTTATCGGCAGCGCGGCGGAGCCACCCGCGGCCTGTTTTGCGGTCGACCTCACGCATTGCCTCTTCAGCACAATCCGGGCAGTACTTTTGCAATCCACTTTGATATACAAACTCTTTACCACAGCGGGCACATTTGCCTTTAGTGACGCCCAGCACAATGGACTTACCGGCGCGTTTGCGCCGTTTGTAAGCCCTTGCATATTCTTTCTGCTTTTCCTGGCGGCATTCCGGGCAGAACCGGGCGCTGGGCCCGCCGAGGAACTGCTTGCCGCAGATCGTGCAGATCCGCGGGGCAAGCGTTGTACCTGGTAGTTGTACTCTCATAGGCTTAGAGCTCTCTGACGATGACGTCACATTCCGGAGTGTTGGCTCCGAAGTTGTCAAAGTCTGGGTTTTTGCCTGCTGCATAGCTTTCGGCATAATCAACGAGGTAATCTACGTCTTTTACGACGTAAGCACCTTTTTCGTCGTCAAACGGGAGCCCGCCGATTTCGAAAAATTCGGCTTCGAAGCTTGTGCCGTTGTTGTCTACCATAGAAATTTCGATAACCTTTTTGCCATCATAGAATTTTGTCATTTTAATCATCCTTTCTGCTGACTCTTTGGGATCCGATCCCTTGAACTGTCTATAGCTTACATCAGCATCGATGTAATGTCAAGGGGGATTTTGAAAATTTTTTGAATTTTTTTTGAAAGGCGGTGAATGCCATGGCAGCCGAAGACAGATACCGGAAATTTGTAGTTGAATATTTTAATTGCGGCGGTAACCAGACGCAGGCTGCTATCAATGCAGGGTACAGCCCGCGAAGCGCTTACATGCAAGGCAGCCGCTTGATGAAAAATGATAAAGTCAAAAAACTTATGGAAGAATATAAAGCAGACATTTATAGGAACCTGCGCACAAGAATGGCCGCCGGTGCCGTAAAAGCCTATGACGCCATCCTTAGCATTGCTACGAATCCGCGGGCGGACGACCGGGACAGGCTGGCGGCGGCTAAAGACATTATGGACCGAGCCGGATACAAGCCGGTTGACAAGACGGAGGTTTCCGGCGGGCTCTCCGTAACGTTGGAGGTAGACGATGACGTCAACGCGCAAGATTAACCTCATCAACGACCTCATCAAGCCGACGCCACGGCAGCGAAGCTTTATGCAGACCGTTAAAGACAACACCTATATCCTTTACGGCGGGGCCGCAGGAGGCGGAAAATCTTACATCCTGCGGTGGGAGCTGGTGTATCTCCTGCTTACTTGGTACAAGCACACCGGGATAAAGGGCATTCGGGTAGGCCTCTTCTGCGAAGACTATCCGAGCCTGAAAGACCGCCAGCTCTCAAAGATACGCATGGAGTTTCCGGAGTGGCTGGGAAAATATCGGGAAACAGACCATGACTTCATTCTGGCCGGCAGCCTGGGCGGAGGCGTTATCTGCTTTCGTAACCTGGACAAGCCGTCTAAATACCTGTCATCTGAGTTTGCGGCCATTGCTATCGACGAGCTGACGCTTAATGATCAGTCGGTTTTCGACTTCCTACGCATGCGTCTCCGTTGGGTTGGCATCAATGATACGAAGTTTATTGCCGCTACCAACCCGGGCGGCAGGGGCCACATGTGGGTTAAGAATCTATTCATTGACCGCAACATGACGCCGGAAATGCAGGCGTTCGCTTCGCAGGTAGCCTTTGTCCCGGCGACGGTGGACGATAACCCGCACATTTCTGCAGCTTATAAAGCTCAGCTTGATACGCTCCCGGAAAAGCTCAGAAAGGCTTATCGGGACGGCGATTGGAATATCTTCGAAGGGCAGGTTTTCGAAGAGTTTCGGAATGATGAGCATGTTATCCAGCCGTTCCCCGTCCCCGCTGACTGGCCGCGCTATCGCTCGATGGACTGGGGCTACACTAAGCCCTATGCCATCTACGAGTACGCTACCGATTATGACGGCGTCGTATATGTTATCGGAGAGTGGTACGGATGTAAGCCGGGAACCGTCAACACCGGCACGCAGGAAACGGCCAGGGAAGTGGCCCGAAAGGTCAAGCATCTTGCCGGGGCCTTTGGAATTGCGGACCCCGCCATCTGGCAGCGCACCGGGCACGACGGGCCGACAATCGCGGAAATCTTTGCTAATGAGGGCGTGCCATGGACGCCTGGGGACAACGACCGCATGGCGGGGCTGATGCAGGTGCACATGAGGCTAAAAGAGCATAAGCTTAAAATCTTCTCCACCTGCCACCACCTCATCCGCACTCTCCCGGCGCTTACTTATGATAAGCACCATGTGGAGGATGTTGACACGGAGGAAGAGGACCACGCTTATGATTCACTTCGTTATTTCTTGATGTCACGGCCCATCACTCCGGAAAAGGGCGAAGTAAGGGCTATTGATAAGTACAAGTTGGTAAGACCGGACAGGGAGGAAGGTACAGCATGGGGCGTGTAATCCCAGATTTATCATCTATCAAGTTCGTGAGCCGCAAAGGCCTTCGGGACTACGCTTTCCGGGTCCTCAAGGGCGAAGTCGGTGAGCATGTGAATAAAGGTGTGATTATCCCGGGGAAGTACACAGATACCGAGCTCCGGGCGTTTGTAGAGCAGATGCCTGATTGGCAGCTAAGAGAGATGTACAACATGATGTACGGCTCTGAAATGGTGGAATGAGGTGAGTGAAATGAACGGATTAGGAGAAGGCCTGCAGGAAGTGCAGGAAAGCGGCTTTGACTTTGACGCCGCCAAGGAGCGGGTGAAGGAAGCGCTCCGGCTGTCGGAGACCTGGCGGGACTATGCCAAGCAGGATTACGAGTTTGTTAAAGGAAAGCAGTGGACTGACAGTGATCTGAACAACATGCGGAGAGCCAAGCGGCCGGCCATCACCATCAACCGAATCCGCCCTATCATCAATCTCCTCTGCGGCTATGCTGCCCAGAACGAGACGGAGCCGGATTTCCTTCCCCGCTCCGAGGAGGATGACCGGGTGAGCCGCGTGGCCAAGGGCATCACGAAGTATGTTTTTGATAAATCAAAATATCAAAAGGCCAAGAAGCGGGCTTTCCGCGACGCCATTACCTGCGGCGTCGGCTATTACTGGATAACCTACGCTTTTAATTACAAAAAGATGGACGGAACCATCAAAATTGAAAACGTCAGCCCCTTTGATGTGTTTATCGACCCTGAAAGCGTGCAGGATGACCTTTCTGACGCCGCTTTCTGCGGCCGCTATACATGGGAATCTCCGGACAAGCTCTGCCTCATCTACCCCGAACACGCCGCCGAAATCCGCACCATGGTGCATGACTACGATGAGACCGAGCTGGAGACTGTGGAGACAACTCCCCTCTGGTACTCGCAGGAGCTAAAAAAGCTCCGTGTTGTGCAGTATTGGTACAAGCAGTACGGCTCCAAAAAAGTATTCACGGCGGGCTCTGAAGTCATTTCTGACCCCGCCTCTCCGGAGTACATGGCCCTTCTGGCCGCCGGAGCCCAGGCACAGAACGTGCCGGATGAGCATATCCGATACGCCACCTTCTGCGGAGACGTCTTGTTGGAGGAAGGCGAAAGCCCATATGACCATGGGAAATTCCCGCTGGTGGCCCAGTACTGCTATAAATCCGGATGGGAAAGCGACAAGGATGAGGGACTGGAGCCCGCCGGCGTTGTTCGTGACCTGAAGGACCCGCAGAGAGAACTCAATAAAAACCGCTCTCAGCGGATGCACATCGTGGATAAACAGGCCCTGGGCGTCCGTTACTGGCAAGGGCAGGCAGATGCGAAGGTAAGGCGTGACATCAGGGACCACTCAACCACGCCGGGAGCCAACATCTTCCTCCCGCCGGGCCTCTCGTTCACCGACGGCCTGCCAGCATCGCAGGACATTGGCAACATTGAGCTTGAGCAGCAGTCAAGCAGTGATTTCTATTCTATTTCCGGCGTCACTCCGGAAAGCCTCTCCGGCTCTGTGGGCCAGATGAGTGGCAAGGCTATCGACCTCAGGCAGACTGTGACGACCGTGCAGACGGCGGAAATCTTTGACCTCGTGAAGGATGCGGAGCTCCAGATTGTACAGCTGCTCTGGGGGGACAAGGGAGAACCCGGGCTAATCCCGCAGTATTTCAACCACGAAAAGGCACTGCGTATCCTGGGCGATGATGGGAAGAAAGAATTCGTACAGATTGAGCCGGGCATGGGGCAGGCTATGACCGTGCAGACGCAGATTAACCCGATGACCGGACAGCCGCTGTTGGATGCAGACGGCGATCCCGTGGCCAAAGTGCTCTATGACCTTTCCTGCTTTGATTTCGACATCGTGATTACTACCAGCTCCGCCAGCGCAACGGCCCGCCAGGCTAACCTTTATCAGCTGCTCGAAGCTAAAAAGGCGGGGGTGGACATCCCCATGGATATTATCCTTGACTTCATGGACTTCCCGGAGAAAGAGGCGGTCAAGAAGCGGCTGCAGCAGCAGGCCGAAGCGCCAAAGATTCCGGACGTCAAAGTCTCCGGTACGCTGGACCAGCTTCCGGCGGAAGCGCTTTCCCAGGCCCTGCAGTCTATTGGCGTGACCATCTCGCCGCAGCAGATTATGTCGGAACGGATGGCGCTGAAGGGGAAGGCGCCTGCCCCGGCTATTGCCGCACCGTCACCTCAGGTTCCGCAGGGTATTCCTTCCGGGATGCCGCCTAACATCCCATTGAATCAGTAAGTGCGATACGGGCCATCGTCCCGGCTAATGACGTTAAACCAGCCGCCCGTATCTTCGGCCCAAGCGATGCCGCTAAACCGCTTACATTTTGCGTCCGGCAAACGACGTTAAACCGCAATAGGAGGACATTTATGTTTGACAAAGACGAAGACAACCAGCAGATGACTAATGCATCCGATTTCGGATTCACAGAGGACGACCTCAAGGGATTTGTCCAGGAACCGAAGCAGGGGGACGCCCCTGCAGGGGAACCGAAGGCCGAACCTCAGCAGGCCGCTCCGCAGAACCCGGAACCGACTGCAGACGATGAGCCGAAGCCGCAGGCAGAACCACCGGCCCCGCCGTCCGACGACCAGAACGTCGATAAACCTCAGGACGGAGAAAGCCACGGAGACCTGGGCAAGGCGCTGGCTGAAGAAAGAGCCCGTCGAAAGGCGATGGGCGATGAGCTGAACCAGCTCAAGTCTCAGCTCGCACAGACGAGGCAGGCGCAGACGCAGGCACAGGCGCCAGCCGTTCCTCCGAAGACCAGGCAGGAGATTCTCGCTTATGCGAAGCAGGAAGCGGCCCGCCGCATGAATCTTTCGCAGAAAGACATTGAGGATCTCATGTTTACTGAGCCCGCCAAGTACGAGGATTTCGTCCGCCAGCAGGGAGCCATTGCATGGGAGCAGGAAGAGCAGGTTAAACATGCCATGCAGCTCAGACAGCAGAACGTGGATTTCGTTCAGGCTAATTTCGCCAGCCTTCCGAACATCCAGGCGATCTATCAGAAGGGCAACGAGATGTTGAACGACATGAAGAGGGGAGAAGCCCGGGAAATCGACGAAGCTTACAGCCGTGTAGATAACGGCGTGGGCACGGAGAAGGATTTTAAGGTGCTTCTTTCCTTCCGCGACAAGATTATCGCGGCAATGCAGGGCGCTCCCGCCGCTGCAGGCGCTCCGGTCAATCCGGCTCCCGCTCCGCATGTTTCAAACCCCCTCACCCAGGCGGCAGGGCTGCCAAAAGCAGCAGCCCTCACCGGCGCCAATCCGGCGCAGCCCAAGCTGTCCAATGAGGACATCCTCCGGGCAGTGCGTGAAGGAAGGGAAAAGGACCTGCCGAAGGACATCCAGCGTGCGATTGATGAATACTGTGGTTAAAGAAAGGATGTAAGCTATCATGGCTAAAGAATTCCAGATTCCGGCCGCCCTGGTACCTAAGGTATGGGCAGCGAAAGTATGGAGAGAAGGCAATAAAGATTCTTATTTCGAGAAGTTCACTTCCACCGACGGCTCTAAGCCGGTGCAGACAAATAAAGACCTGAAACGTGCGAATGGTGACAAGGTAACTTTCGGCATCGCAATGAATCTCACTGGAGACGGCGTAACCGGGAATGACACCCTGGAAAACAATGAAGACACCCTCACCATGTACGATTTCGCAGTAACCACCAGCCAGGTGAGAAACGCAGTGGCTCGTTATGTGGGTGATGACCATAAGTCCCCCTACGAAAACCTGCCGCTTATTAAATCCGCGCTGGTGCAGTGGCTGTCCGACTGGAAGGATGACACCCTCATCAAGAAGCTGACCGAATCCCCGACCGCAGGCGAAGTGATGGGCACTGAAGCCTCCATCACTGCGGATAACAAGCTGACCTGTGCGATGATTTCCACCGCCAAGCGTAAGGCCATGCTGCACGCTCCGAAGGTAAAACCGATTAAAATCGACGGCCAGGATAAATACATCATGCTTATCGGTCCGTACGCAGCAAGAGACCTCAAGTCTGATACTGCATGGCTCGAAGCGCAGGAACATGCGGGCGTTAGAGGCTCCAACAACCCCATTTTCACCGGCGCCCTGGGCGAATACGATGGGGTAATTCTCTACGAATACGAACGTGTATCTACTACAAAGACCGGCGCATCCAATGCCAACGTGGTACACAACCTGCTGCTGGGCCAGCAGGCTGCCTGCTATGCGGTAACCCGTGAGCCGGAAGCCATTAAGCAGGAAAGCGACTATGGCAACCGCCAGGGCAACGGCATTTCCTTTGATGCCGGCATTGAAAAAGTCGTATATAACGGCAAAGATTACGGCGTCATTCAGGTCATGACCGGCGGCGCCGCAGACTAATTTTCATTAATTTCACAGGGTTTCAACGTTCAGGGAGTGGCGATTCGCCTCTCCCTTTTCGTTTGAAACGAACTTGCATCAAACTTGCAATATTTTGCAACAACTTGCAATGAAAGGAGGCGGGAACATGACCATCAAGCAGCTAATCAATCGGGCTTACATGCAGGTGGGAGACACTTCCCACGTCAACTACACGCCTTTCCAGTTTCTTGAGTACTACAACGAAGGGAACCAGCTTCTATGCCATCTCATCATTAAGTACATGCCGGACGAGGCAACCGACGATTCTTACAAGGATCTGGATGATGAGAGCGGCCATGACAACTTTGAGGAAACTATGCTGGTGCACTACATGGTGACACGCATCCTCAACCTGGATGTTTCGGCCCTCATGCAGGAATTGGAGAACTGGATAGCCGAAAAGGCCCGCTCTGAAGGAGGTTCCAATGTAGTAATAGCAAGGGGGTACTGGGATTATGACGGTGAACGAACTGATTACCACCATCAACCTTGATACGAATGAAATCCTGGATGATGAAACGGAGTACATTCCCTACATCAACACGGCTATTGATACGCTTTCTATGCTGCTGGCCCCCATGCATGATCCGGAGGTGACAGCATGCCGGGACGTGGCCAACAATGACGCCATCCCTACCAATTTCCTTCAGTTCATGCCGCCATCCGGCTATCCAATTACCATGAAGAACGGCACATTCCAGACGTACGATGAAAAGACGGTGCCCGATGTGTTCTATGCTATCAAGAAGCCGCACATTGCAAGCATGGACGATGCGGTGCCTTTCTCCGAGATGTACACTTTTGCCCTGGTGCAGATTGTTTCTTACCTGGTTAAGAAGAAATCCCTGATGATTGATTTCGCCAATGCGGATAACGCTTTCATCCAGCAGCTGACGGAAACCATCAGGGCGGCAAGGGCAAGGTGAGCGCCATGGCACAGGTTTTTCAGACCGCCAGCACGCAGGGATTCCCTCTGGGCATCGACTGGAGCAAGCCGGCCGAGGCGGTAGACATCAGGGCGCTGGTGCAGGCTCATAACTGCGAATACTCCGGCACGGACGGAGCCCTGCAGACGGTGCCGGGCATCCGCATCCTATACACTGCAGATAAAGATATTACCTCCATCTACTACGACGTGAGTCGGAAATGCTGGTATTTCACATCTGATGGGAAGCTTCACAAGACGGAGGACTGGAAAAGCGCCACGAACCTGGGAGCTCTTACCGGGACGGACAGGCCGAGGTACTGCACTTTCGGCGGCGACGTCCTTGTCGCTTCCGGCGGCAAGCTGCAGGCGGTGAGTGGGGCAGGCGATACCCTTTCGACTGTTTCCGGCTCTCCGGATTCCTGCAATTTCGTAAGCTCCAATTCCGGATCAGTGATTACAGCGTCCACTTCGGACCATCGCCTTCACTGGAGCGCCATCGGAGACTACACGAGCTGGACGAATGACAGCAATAACAGCGCATCAGCCCAGTACGTTGACGTCGGTTACAAAGACCAGGGCTGCATCATCTCCGTTTCCTTCCTGTCGAAGGCCATCATTGTTTACAAAGAATACGGCAGAGCTTACCAGGTGGTGGGCAACCCGCACAGCGGGACGCTGGCGGTGTATCCGCTTTCTGAAACGGCTTACTGCTCCGGCTCTTCGGTTTCTTTGAATGACCATTCGTACTACATCGGAAACGCCGGGCTTATGAGTTTCGCTCCGACGGACACCTACGCCAACATCCAGCCGGAGGAAACGGGGCTCGCTATCAATGCACAGCTCATCCGCATCACGGATAAGTCGGCGGCTATGTGGTACGTGCCTACCCGTAAGCAGCTGTGGATTCTTCCGAGCGAGAAATCGGAGTACATCTTCATTTACCACTACCTGCCGCGCTTTGCGGACGGCCGAGGCGTGTTTACCACAAGGACACTTTCCCATGCTCTCCACGATGCGGAGAACCTTGACCATGATGTGTACATCGCCTACGGCAACAAGATAGGAATCCTTGACGAGGCTATCGACACGGATGACGGGAAGCAGATAGAAACGGCGGTCACGTCGGGGAACCTTCTGGCGGAGAAGCTCTTTATCCTACTGATGAGCTATTCGTTCGTCACGTCTAACAAGATAGCAGGCTACGGCACGGTGGAAATCTCCAACAAGAAGGCCAAGGCTCTGCAGTTCAAAGTTTCGGAAAAGCGGCTCTATGACGACACGGGGCCGCTTTATGATGCCAATACGGCACTGGCGAATGAATCGTTTACTAAACTGCTGAAGATTGGCGGCGGGCCGAACCGGTCGCTGCAGATTAAAATCTACATTGCCAAGGGCTCTGTGGCTATCCGGCAGTTTGATTACACTTATTCGGAGGTTTAACACTCATGAATTACGCAGAAACGTACCCTCTGAACGTAACCCCCCAGGGGGATTCTACCCGCTCTGCTGTGGAGAAGAACCGGAAGGAAATCCTTTCCCTGGTGGCGGCGCTGAATGCACAGCCCAGCGGGGCGGTAGGAGGAAGCCGCCAGCGTGTGCTGTCGGCGGCCATGCTGTCGGGAGCATGGAATTTCCTTTCCTCCGACGGCCTTGCGGTCATTATCAACGGCTCTGTCAATCCGGTCATCATGTCTTTCGCCGACGGATGCGGGGAAAACGGCAACATTGATTACATCGGCGTGGTAAGGGACAAGCTCTCCGCATGGTCACTCCCTGCTAATAACACCAGCTATCTCTACGTAGAACGCTCTGACGCAGGGGCGCTGACCTATGGTTCTACAACCATTGCGCCGGTGGAGCAGGACAGCGCTCCTTCTGCAGGCTCCAATGATGCCGGGCTGTGCTGGTTCTCTACGCTCGAATCGAAGATGTACGTTTGGACGGGCTCCGCATGGCAGCATAAAGTAAGGCTTTTCGTCGGCACGGCCAAAACGGACGGATCCACGGTAAAGAGCATTTCTTACAAGGAGTACCCCCAGCAGCTGGCCCCCTCTCTTCAGCAGAAACTTAAGGCCATTGAAGCAGGGGCTACGAAGAACACTAACTGTATTTCCGCCATCAAAATCGGCGCTGTGACAGTGACGGCCAACGGTCACCAGGACACATTCACCATCACGGCGGAGGGGCTTATTGCACTCTCTGCAGATGCCAAGTCAAGGACCATCAAGCTCTCCACGCCTGACCTTTCCAAGGTGTACGCCCAGGCGAAATTGGACGCCCACCCGGTGGGCTCCATCTATGAATCCACCAATAGCACTTCCCCAGCTACCTTGTTCGGCGGCACTTGGGTGGCTATGGATGCGGGCCGTGTTCTTGTGGCGCAGGGCAAAGCGGCAACAGGGACCACCTTCACTGCAGGGTCCACCGGTGGCGAGGAAAAGCACAAACTCACCACGAGTGAGTTGCCGGTTACGAACATAACAGTTTCCGGCACAACTGAAGCATCCGGGAACCATAGGCATTCCATATCAACTGCGGGGAATGAAAGCTCTAACAAAAGTGGGCAACCGGCTTATGGTGACGGTTTAGATAAGGTAGGCTATACCGATTATGCCGGTACTCACACCCATTCATTCACCGGAACTGGCACGTTCGGCGGCGGTTCATCACATAACGTGATGCAGCCCTATACCGTTGTGTACCGCTGGCGCCGAACTTCCTAAGCCGTTCGCTTCCAACGGAAGATGACTTCATAGGGCTGGAGGTTATTGTGGCTGGCACCGCCGCCGGTATTATCGGTGTATCCGCTGTATGAATGATTGTGGGCGCCGTTCGTGCTCGTTTTATGCGGACCATCATTTGCTCCATAGCTATCGCCCTCTGAGTCAATGGAATCACCGGAGCCGTACGGGGAATCGTGTGCATAAACTACGTGATTATGGTTCCCGTTAGAGCTTGTAGTTCCGCTGTAGTGATGACTATGAGCCGGCAATTCACTCGTGGTTATTCTCCCCAAAAGGAGCAAAATAATGAACATTGATATTTTTAACAGTATTTCCCAGACAGCTGCCAAGCTATATGACCAATGGGCCATAAAGCTGGCGGCGTCATGGATTATCGGAATTGAGCTCCATCTGGGGCTTTTTTCTATTTTCGCCATTCTTGTGATGCTTGACCTTTTCACAAGGTGGATAGCCATTTCTTACAAGCGTCTCGACGGCGCGGGCCTCCCCGATGACCTCTACAGCTCCATCAAAGGAATCCCGGAGGCCCACAGGGAGGGGCTTATTTCTTCCTGCGTCATGAGACGCCAGTTTTGGAGCAAGATGGCCACTTACATGATTCTGGCGCTGGCGGCGATTCTGGTGGATAACGGGCTTGAGCTGCTGGGAAAGGCATCCATGGCCACTACATTAGTGGTTACCTATCTTTCTATGACAGAGCTTTTGAGCATGGTGGAGAATCTCGATGAGGCCGGCGTTTCGGCCCTTCATCAGCTTTCCGAAATCTTGAAAGGACGGCGGGGAAGATGAAACTGGATTCACTGCATGACATGGTGAAAGATTACGCGCGCCGTACCGGCGAGCGTGTCAATTTTGACGGCTTTTACTGGGATGAAGAAAAAGGGGGATTCCATGACGGATACAACGAATACTTCAAATTCTTCCCTCATATCGGCTTTCTCTTCTGGTCCATCGTAGAGCACAAAGGGAAACGCTACTTTTCTATCAACCAGACTTATGGAAAGTTTCACGAAATGTGCCCATATATGAAAAAGGTCATGCACATGAACGGCCTCACGGAAATCATTACGAGGACTACCCGGCCGCCCAAGGTGCATGAGCGGCGCTGGGGGATGAAGCACCTGAAGGAACTTGACTACGACTACCAGGGCCGCCGCTACCATGTCATGCTGAGTGACATTAACCACCTGAACTGAAGAAAGGAGATTCATTATGCTGAAATTTAATCTACAGCTTTTCGGAGGAGGCAAGAAATCTAAAGTCGTCAGCACCTCCGCCAAAGTGCCGGAGGCCAGCAGCGAGGAAAAGCAGGTCCTTGCAAACGAGATGGGCTGGCTCTCCAATGCCCTGGGCGTCTCTAACAACCTCATGAACCTGGCGAACGGACAGATTAACAACAACCAGGTGGCTCCGGACTATAACGGCCTCCTGCAGAGCGCCCTTTCCGGCACCCAGCAGGCAGGGCAGACTGTTTCCGGCCTTATCCCACAGGTGCAGAACGGTGTGACCGGCGCTAACAATGCCAATAACGGGTACATCGGCGGCATCGGAAACGCCATGCAGACTTACCAGGAGGGGAACAAGTACCTGGATAGCGATTACCAGAAAGCCATGGCGAGCAACGCGGGCGTTATGAGCGGGCTTCTCTCCGGACAGCTCCCCTCCGCCTACGCCCAGAATCGGCAGAAAGCCCTGCAGTCTGACCTGGACGCTACCATGGGAAACACTCTTTCTTCTCTGGCAGACCGTGGGATTATCAATTCTTCCGTGGCCAACCAGTCCATGAACGATATTTCTAAGAATGCGGCCAATGCCCTGGCTGCCAATTACACCAGTGACATGGGAACTGCGGCCAATCTTGCGAACGCTGCATACAATAACCAGCTGAATGGGCTGAACGGCAGGGCGGGCCTTCTTTCCGGCCTGTACTCCGGAGAGCTTTCCGGCATCGGACAGCAGGCAAGCCTTACCGGAAACAATGTTTCCAACATCCTCAATGGGGCCAATGCTCAGGGAAGCCTGGCAGGACAGCAGGCGAGCCTTGCCAACCAACCGATCGATTCGGCGGCGGCTGCCCAGAGCGATGCGGCATCTACTCCACTCAATTACTTCAATGCGGCCATCGGGCTGCAAAATCCGAACCTCAGCCTGTACGACAGCATGAGCGGTCACCGGTACGCCGTGGCCACTCCGGGGCAGACCTACGTCAAGCAGGGAAGCGGCGGATGGTTCGGAAACCTTCTGGGCACCGCCGCAAACTCTGCGGCCGCATTCTACGCCTGCTTCCCGGCGGGCACATTGGTGTCCACGGGGTATGAAGACGTGCCCATCGAAAAGATGAGGGAGGGCGATACCGTCGTCATCCAGGGAGGCCATATGGCCCATGTAAAGAAAGTGCATGACATGGGCGAGCAGGATACCTACAACGTGGAGACGGTGCCAAGCATTGACGGCACAGTCAGAAAGGTGACCACCACGGCCACAGAAGTGTTCCTCACTCCGGAAGGCAGGAAACCGCTCGCTGCCTTGAAAGCAGGAATGAGGGTGTGGACTGTAGACGGCTACCGCAAATTGGCGCATGTCGTCAAGAACCGGGTGAAATCCAGAGTGTACGACCTTGAACTTGATGACGACAGCGCTCTCTTCTACGCTAACGGATTCGCTGCTGAACCGCTGACGGCCAAAGATAAGGCGGCCAACGGGAAGGCTGAAGGAAAGGAGGGAAAATAACATGGCAGTAGTTTATATTCCTGCAGATAACATGGGCGTCTGGCAGTCTCTGGGAAATGCCCTGGGGACTTACCTGGGAAAGCGGGCTTCCGATATCCAAAAGACCCATGAAGCGAAAGAATATGCCAATGCCTGGTTCCCGAACCTCACGGGCTCCCAGCCACAGGAGGCCAAGACTATGGCGGACTATCTGCCCCAGGATACGACGCCAACGCTTCCCCGCCTTTCCGGCGGCGGGCTCCTGCAGAATGCTTTCTCTGCAGCACAGAGCGCCATGCCTTCTATCACGGCCAACGCCCAGCCCATTACCGGCACCACCACCAGCGGCGGCACGGTTTCCTCCGGCATTCTGAACGGCGTTTTTGGAAATGGCCAGAATGGCACTCAAAACGGCGCAGGAGCGCCCGCAGGCAACGGGGGTATAACTATCCCCTCCGCTCTTGCAAACGCCGCACAGAGCTATATGGCCCAGCCCAATTTCAATTCTGCACCGCAGGGGCAGTCTGCAGGTGGACAGCAGGAAAATGCTCTCCCCTCTGCCCCCGACCGGCAGGCTATCCGCCAGAAGAACATGGCGGATAACGGCTCTGTCTACAGGGACCTTTACGTCTCCACGGTCAGGGCCGGGTACTCCCCGGAAGAAGCCAGGGCTATGACGCTGGACCGGGTGAAGCAGGATGAAGATAACGCCTACAACACCCAGCGGTCCGAGTACGTTTCGAAGGTACTGAACCCCATGAAAGAACAGATTCTGAACGCCCTCATCTTCACCAAGGACAAAGACGGGAACACGGTGGTTGACCGTTACCGCTCTTCTAAGCTGCCCGGCCTTATCCCGGCCATTAACCGCTACAACGAAATGGCGGCTAGTGCAGGGGCGCAGGGGCTTGACATTAACAGCCTGGACAACATTTCCAAGCTCACCCGGCCGAACAATAAGTACATGCAGGGAAAGAACGGGCACATTGTCCGCATCGACGAAGACACCGGAGCCGTTTCCGATGCTGGAGACTTCTCAGACCCGAGAGACCGCTACGTCAAGACCACAGCGGGATTCTGGGACGTGAAGGACAGAAAATTCATCACGGACCCGGCGGCCATGAAGAAGATTGACATCGAGCAGCAGCGGGCCAACACGCAGGGGCGTCTTGCCGATTCTAATATCGCCATGAACCAATACAGGATGACCCATCCTGCAGGCGGCAACGGTGGCACCAGCGGGCTCAGCTCCCAGCAGATTTCCACTCTCCGCCAGCTGCACATGAACTGGATGAAGAACAACCCGGACCAGGACGAATCTTCAAGCCCCTACTACGGCCCGCTCATGAGCGCCCTCCCCTCCGGCGGCGGCTCTTCCGGTACCGCTCCCAATAAAGGATATGCGGCCGATGAGGACAAAATGAGCAAAGCCATCATGGACAGTTTCTACCACAATGGCCATGATGCTACCATCAATCTCCTGCACAGCCACGGCTGGTATAACTACGACAGCTGGGTGCCGGATGACAAATAGATTAAATAGGGAAGGAGGAAATCAGTTATGTACGACCCATTCGAAGGGATAGAACCTGCTGATAATCAGGAAAACAATGCAGGAAGCGATTCCGGCCTCTATGACCCCTTTGGAGATATCCAGGCTTATAAGCCTCCGGAAGAGACATCCTTTACAGATAAGCTGAAAGCCTTCGGTCAGAAAGTATATGAACAGGCCGACAGAACTACCACGAACATTGAAAACGCCCTTCCAAGCTACATCGGGAAGGTGGAGAAGGCGGCCGACGCATACGGGCAGGAGGTTTCCCAGGCGGCCACCCGTGCCTACGAAGCCAGAGCCGGAGGGGAGGAAATCAACGATGAGGACCCGACCAGCGGATATGAAGGACAGAACTATGACACGGCCAAGGCAGGCCTCTATGATGCGGCTGTGGGGACGCCTGCCGGTTATGTGGCCATCACTCCCTTCGTGCCGGCGCCGGTACGCGGGGCGGCTGGCCTTCTGGCGGCGCCCACCATAGTGCATGGAACCATGAACGCCTATGACCAGAATGTGGCCAATGATGATGGCACGCCGGTGATTTCTACCGCCAAGCAGACGCTTCTGGACCCTGTCATCGATCCCATCAAAGAGGCGGTGACACAGCCCGGGAAGTACGTGCAGGAAATCGTGGACAATCCCCTCAATGTGTGGGACAAGGTTTTCCTCCCGGCTTCCATGGTGGAAGGCGGTGCCAAGCTGGCTCCCCGCAGGGTGAAGGATGCAGTGAAAACACGTATTGATTCGGCTGCGGACAGAGTGAGAGGCATCCGGGGGGATGACCTTTCCGGCGCCGGGGAAACAGGATTCGACGACCTGGCAGGAAGCGGTGAAGGAACCAAAGCGATGAGAAGTGACGTATACGACCCCTTTGGGGACGTTGAGCCGGCTTCTCAGGGCGGTTCGACAGGTTTTGACGACCTTTCCAGAGCATCGGCGGATAATGCCGCATCCTATGACGCTCCTCCTGCTGACGTTTCCGCCCCCATGTTCAATGTGGCAGGGGATGCGGACTGGGCAGGCATGAACAATTCCACGAAGGCGGCGGCCAATGAGCTGGTGACCAGATGGAACCAGGCCCACCCGGAGGCGCCTGTCACCATGACAAGCGGCAAGCGCTCCGGAGACGGGACCTCCCATCACGATGTGGGCGAGGCCGTTGATTTCGTTTCCGATTCCTTCGAGGGCGAGGCAGGAAGGCCGCTGCGTGACGAGTTCGGCCGCATGGCCTCCGATATGGGCCTCACTCCCTTTGATGAGTACAACGGCAGCGGTAATGAGGCCTATGCCCGTGGCGAGAATTTCCACGTCACTGTCCCCAGAGACTGGCAGGGAAGCGGCCGCAGCGTGGCCGATATGGCCGATGACAGGGGCTATGGATTCGATGACGGCATGCGTGACGCCTCCGACGTGGCCGACGACGCAGACGGTGGCATGTATGAAGAAACCGGCGACATGGCCACGGACGTGTACAACCGCTACCGGCAGGATGGCCTGACGGACGCAGAAGCGGCGGGCATGACGGGAAACATTGCCCAGGAAAGCGGATTCGACGCCGGAGCCGTTTCCAATGACGGCTATTCCACAAGGGCCCTCATCCAGTGGGATGGCGACCGATACGCACGCTTTGAAAAATGGTGTGACGACAACGGCCGCGACCCGTCGGACTGGCGGGCCCAGGTGGACTATTCCGTGGAGGAAATGAAGACCACGGAGCCTGACGCCCTCCGCCGGATGAGGGAGAGGGGCGACGACCTCATGCCGGAGGAAGCGGCCCGGATTATCCGAGAGGACTATGAAAGGCCGGACCCCGCCCAGGCCAACGACGCCCACCGGATGGACGTGGCCAGAAGGGTATATGACCAGGGCGGCAGGCGGCAGAGCGCTGCCATGGATGACGGAGAGGGCTCCCTCTCCTCCGGCGGCGGGGATGGCGTCATTGAGACCGGCGACAGGGGCGGAAATCTTAACTTTGATGAGCCTGCTCCTTCCAACAGGGTGCAGGCCATGAGGGATGAGCCCCAGCCAATCAGCAAGGAGGATCTTGCGGCCAAATTAAAAGACGGAACCATCCCGAGGGACGCGTTCCGTGAGTATGATGAGGCCGGATATGAAAAATTCCGCCATCTCCCTGAAGATGAGCAGCGTGCCATTACTCGTAAGAACGTGGCAGAACTCAGGAAAGGGGTGCGAGATCCGTTAGGGAATGACGTCAGAGTTGTGCTGGATAACGATAGTCTGGAAATGCTGAACCGCGTGGCTGAAGATTTCTCCACAGGTCATCCCAAAGATGGCAAGGCTTATACATTCAACAGTAGAAGGGCCTATGCAACAAACATCATCAAAGATACGATTTCTAACCCTGATATGATTTTCCATCAGAAAAGGGGAAATTTATCTTATGTAACATACTGGCGTGGCGCTACTAAGGATATGACCCATGCAGTGATTGTTACACCTGACCACGGGAAAATAATAACCTCTATGATTTCTCTTAATAGCGCAACTGGGCACGCACGGCCAAAAGAGCTTTTAAGGCAAATAAAAAACGCTGACGAGATAATCTACATCAGCGATAATATTCAGGCCGAGCTGTCAGGGTATTCTCGCACGGCGTCCGGTGCTAGGGGTTCAACGCTGAATACCCAGCTCCACCCATCCGGCAACTCTATTATAGAGGATTCCCGGAGGGTTGGCAAGGATGTGACCGGAAAAGGCAATGCCCAGACTATCCAGCGCATGGATACCATCCGCAGTATGAGAAACGATGTGGACTACACGGCCCATGAGGACAGCGGCGTGCCAGTCACCCGCCAGGGCATTGTGGACTACGTGAACCGGCTCTTTAATGCCACCGTTCGCTACGGGCGCACGGAGAAGGGCGCAAGGGGGCAGTTCAATACGCTTTCACATGTCATCCGTACGCAGAATTTCGCTGAGCCCAGGGTTATCGCCCATGAACTGGGGCACTTCCTGGATGAGCGGTTCCACTTCTCTGAGGCGCCGGAGTACGCCGGAGAGCTCCTGCATCTTGTGGATGACCGCTTTGGGAAGGGCGGATATTCTGACCTGGACATGTCCGGAAGGCTGGCGGAGGGCTTTGCTGAATTCTTCCATGACTATGTGACAGACCGCACCCAGGCCAGAAGGAATGCGCCGGAGTTCTACAACTACTTTGAAAAGAAACTGCACCAGGACCCCAAACTGACGGGGGCGACGAACAAATTGACCAAAGTCATGTACCAGTGGAACCACCAGGGCGCCGTGGCGAGGGTGAAAGGCCATATTTCCTTTGCCTTCGATTCCACCGGCTTCCAGGGGCTGAAGAACATGCTGAAGGATGGAACCTTTGGAGAAGCCGGAAAGAAGGCATGGAGCCGGCTTTATACGGAGGCTGTGGATGAGCTCCATCCGCTGTCTGACGTGGTGGCGGATGTGGAGAAGAGAATCGGAAGGAAACTGCCCTTCGCTTCCAATCCTTTCCTGAATGCCTGGGCTGCCAGGGGATGGGCAGGAAAGGCCATTACACTTCTTCAGCACGGAGATCCCGAAAGGGGAATCCCTGCGCTGAAGGATATTTTCCAATCCGTAGGGAAGAAGAACCTGAAAGATTTCTCCGCCTTCCTGGTGGCCCTCCGTGAAAAAGACATCTACGACTTCAACAGCAAGCTGAAGAAGGGGGAAGAGGGCTCTGCACTGAAGGCGACCATGGATCCCATTGATGCAGGCATGACCATCCGCGAGCTGGCGAAGAAACATCCGGAATTCGTGGAGGCGGCGAAAAATCTCTACCGCTTCCAACAGCACCTGATTGATGAACTGGTGAACGCAGGCATGCTCTCCGCCAAAGCGGCGGCGGACATGCGGAAAAGGTGGCCGCACTACGTTCCCTTCCAGCGCATTGTGGACGGCATCGATGCGCCGAGCGTGGGCGGGAAAAAGTTCGTGAACGTGGGAAACACCATTCAGAAGTTTAAAGGCTCCTCCCGGGACATCGTAGACCCCCTGGAAAGCGTCATTTCCAACACCTTCCGGGTTGTAAGTGCCATTGAAAGAAACAAGGTGGGCCAGTCTTTCGTGAAGCTTTCCAAAATGAAGGGCATGGGTGACCTCTGCGAAGAGGTGAAGGGCACGCCGAGAGCCACGGACAGTACTTTCTATGTCTGGGAAGGCGGGAAGAAAAAGACCTATGCCACCTCTCCGGAGCTGCTGGACGCCCTCAAGATGACCAATAAGGAAGGTATGAGCATGCTGGTGAAGGTGCTCCGTGTTCCGGCGGGATGGCTCCGAAGCGGCGCCACGCTGTCGCCTGAATTCATTCTCCGAAACCCCGTGCGTGATATGATTTCCGCCTCCCTCTATTCCAAGCAAGGATTTATTCCGGTTTGGGACACCATGCGGGGGCTCTCCCTCTATCTCAAGAAGGGGAAAGAGTACTGGGATTACATGAACAGCGGCGCCGCCCAGTCGGCCATGGTTTCCCTTGACCGGGATTATCTCCACGGCCAGACGAGGGACCTTCTGAAAAAGAAAAGCGTGCTTTCTATGTGCGCTAACCCCATTGAAGCGCTCCGAGCCTTCTCCGAGGCCACAGAAATGGCCACGAGGCTGGCGGAGTTTGACCTGGCGAAGAAGGGCTATACCGGCATTGGGAACAGGCTTTTCGGGAAAGAGCGGAAGCCTCTCTCCAACGTGGAGGCAGGCATTGAGGCCAGAGATGTGACGCTGGACTTTGGACGTCACGGAAAGAGTACCCAGAGCCTGAACCAGACCGTCGCCTTCTTCAATGCGGCCATCCAGGGCACGGACAAGATGGTGAGGGAGTTCAAGGCTCACCCGGGGCAGATGACCATGAAGACCTTTATGGGCATTACAGTGCCGTCCCTGGTGCTGTGGTATCTCAACAAGGATGATCCGCGCTACCAGGAACTCCCGCAGTGGCAGAAGGATATTTTCTGGGTAATCCCCGGGAAAGATACGCTATATAAAATCCCGAAGCCCTTCGAACTGGGGATTCTCTTCGGCACCGTGCCGGAAAGGATGATGCAGTTCATGTACGACAAAGAGAAGGGGAGGAATGGGCCCGGTTTCAAAGGCCTTGGCGGTTCCATTATGGGCAACCTGCTTCCAAGTGCCATCCCTACGGGGCTTCTCCCGGCCATTGAGTGGATTTCAAATTGGTCATTTTTCATGGGCCGCAACATCGTTCCCCTTTCCCAGTCCAAACTCCCAGACCGTCAGCAGTATGGTCCGTACACTTCTTACCTGGCACGCAAGGTAGGGAATGCCTTCAACCTGTCCCCAAGAAAGATAGACAACACCATCCAGGATGTTGGCGGCAACCTGGCGGCCCTGGGGAACAGCATCATCGACAAGGCGGCAGGGCTTGCGGAGAAGCGTCCCGCCAAGCGGTGGAGCGAGGCCCCCGGCGTTCGTGGATTCACGGCCACGCCATACGCTTCTTCGGACAGCGTGCAGCGGCTCCGTGATGACTACAGCCAGCAGGAAAAACTTTTCAATGAGTTCAAGATGACCAGGCAGAAGCCGGAAGGCTACGATGCCGCCAAGTATGTTCGCTACAAGAATGCCATGGACGCCATGCAGCGGACTTACAAGGCACAGAAAAAGGTCATGGATTCTGAACGCCTCAGCAGTGAGGAAAAGCGGGAGCGGATTGACCGCATCAAGATGCATCAGACAAATATCGCCAGAAGGGCCCTGGGCCTTTCCAAGGTTTCCAATGAATAGGAGGAAGAATCATGAAGGGTGTAGACGTTTCGGAAAATAACGGCCGTGTGAACTGGTCCGACGTGGCGGCGGCAGGCTTCGGGTTTGCCATGGTGCGGCTGGGCTATGGCCATGGCCATATGGACAGCCGCTTCTACGAGAATATTAATGGCGCCATTGCGGCAGGGCTGAAGGTGGGGGTATATTTCTACTCCTACGCCGTGACCCAGGAAGATGCGGACTATGAGGCCGATTTCCTGGTGCAGGCCCTGCAGGACTGCGGCCTTACTGCAGAAAAACTCCCCATGGGCGTATGGATTGACGAAGAAGACGCCGACGGCTGGAGGTCCGGCCACGGCCTTGATGTCTACGCAGATAGCCAGCTCGTGACCAACATGGCCACGGCCACGGTCAATAAGCTGTGGGATGCAGGGTTCATGCCGGCAGGCGTGTACATGAACTGTGACTGGTACGACAACGTGATCGACATGGAGCAGACCGGCGGCGCCGGGCTCTGGCTTGCCCAGCCGGGGGCGTCCTATCCGGACCATGATTGCATGCTGTGGCAGTACACATTCACGGAAAACATCAATGGCCATGAGTTCGACGCCAACATGGTGATGGGAGGGTTCGACAATGTTTAAACTCATCGGTGACAGCATCAACATCACTAGAGGAGATACCGGCATGCTCCAGTTGGAGCCCGCACTTGACGGGGAGCCCATGGAGAAAGGCACCTATACGGCGGTGCTCTCCGTGAAGGCCGACATGGATGATGAGGCCTACCTTCTGCAGAAGCAGGCTGACGATAACGGCCGTTTCTTCTTCTCACATGACGACACCAATGACATTCCGGCCGGCACTTATGTCTATGACATTGAAATCCGGAGCGGCGAACAGGTGCATACCATCGGTGCCTCCAAGTTCATCGTGAAGGGAGACGTGACCAGAGATGACTGAGAAAACATTTTCTATGGCCACCATGAAGGTGAAACTGGCATCGAAGCAGACACTATCCGCAAATCTGACGGCCGACGCCAGAATGACGGCGGAAATGGATCTCTTGGTCAAGGGGGATAAAGGCGATAAAGGGGACAAAGGAGACAGGGGAGAAATCATCTCCTCTGCGTACTGCAACCCGGACGGCACCATGGTGCTTGAGATGGATTCGGGGCGGAGGGTTTCCACAGGCCTTCATCCCCTGCAGGACTGCATTGGATACGCTGAAAGTGCGAAAGAAAGTGCCGATGCTGCGGCGTCTTCCCGGTCTGCGGCAGCTGGAAGTGAAAGCGCAGCGGCATCCAGCGCGTCTGCTTCCGCCTCCTCCGCTTCGGCGGCTAAGACAAGCGAGGCCAACGCCAAGGCTAACGCCAAGGCTTCGGAAACTAATGCTTCATCCAGTAAGAGCGCCGCATCCGCGGCGGCCTCTTCCCAGAGTGCGGCGAAAACCAGTGAGACCAATGCCAAAACCAGCGAAAACAACGCGGCCAAGTCGGCCAGCGCCGCGGCGGCCTCTGCAAGAGCCCAGCAGGCGGACTGGAGCGAAACCGACAACACTCTGCAGAGCTATATCAAAGGGAAACCCACGAATCTGCAGACCACCAACACCACGCAGACCATTACAGCGGATAAGACATTCACCGGAGCGGTAACCATGGCCACGGTCAACGCTACATCTCTCACCGTCACGGGCTCCACGTCCGTCCCCACTGCCAATGCGGATAACAACTCTAAGACAGTTGCGAATACGGCCTTCGTAAAAACAGCCATCGCCAATCTCGTGAATGGCGCTCCTTCTCAGCTTGACACGCTGAAAGAACTCTCTGCGGCACTTGGCAATGACGCCAACTTCTCTGCCACTGTGGCAAAGCAAATCGGCGAGAAAGTCAGCAAGAGCGGCGACACCATCAGAGGGCCCATTCTCTACGAAAGGACTCCGAACGATGGTGCGGAACTGATTAATAAGGACTATGTTGATAGCGCCATCAAGGCGCTCCGAGCTGAAATGAAAACCGCCATGCTTGCCCTGTTTCCCGTCGGGACTGTCCTGGAAACAACTAACAGGGCTAATCCATCCACGTATATCGGTGGCACATGGGAATTGTTGCCTGCAGGTTTGACCACTATATCCGCCGGAACTTACACCGAAACGCATAACGTCAATGGCACCAATGTGACAGACACCTACGTGTTCACGGCGGGAAGCAGTGAATTTACAGTAAATGGTACGAAGACAAAGGGCGAGGCAAAGCATCAAATCACCGAAGGGGAAATGAAACAGCATGGGCACCTTGTGCGCACTTGGAATAAAGTGAATAGTGGAAGCCCTAAAGTGTTCAACACATCTTGGGTCGATTACCCAAACTCAAACTATTTTCAAGTTAGCGGTTCTTGGGGAACTTATAACAACCAGGCCCCTCAGTTAGGCCAGGGCGACCCGGCAGGTACAACCGGTCCGTTTGGAAATAACCAGCCACATAACAGTATCCAACCTGTGTACGGGGTGTATAAGTTTAGAAGAATTAAGTAAGTCTCCTAAAGCGATATACGCCGTACATAGGTGATAGGTTATTGTGTGGCCGATTCTGTCCAAAGTTCATATCAAATCCGTCATTTGCGTTAAATTTACTCAAAGACGCATATCCTACACCCTCTATACCGTGCGGCGTTGAAAACACACCGGTAGCCGTGGGGCCGTTTTCTGCGTCCTGCGCAGCTATATTCCATATTGAGCCAGTAATATGTGGTAATTCTCCTTCGGTCAAAAGTCAAGCCCTCTATGGTGGCAAAAGTTGGCAGAAGAGTACAAAATTTGTATTCCCCCGTCACATGTCACTCACAAGTCAAGCACATGTGGATTCCCATAGCGTCTGCGCCATCCCGCTTTCAGTTTCAACGGTTAAGCACAGGTTACTCACACTTTATTTATTGCTTTCTTCAAATCTGCCAAGGTTTTGTGGGTATAAACGCCTTTGGTCACACCCGTGCGGGCATGGCCGAGTATCATCTTGACGGCTGTCTCATTGGCTCCTGCCCGGTCAAGCATGGTGGCCAGTGTATGGCGGCACTCATGGGGCGTGTGGTGCATTTTCATTTCTTTCATGGCGTGGTCAAAGAGCCTCCGGAAGGATTCATAGTTCCCGCATGGGCATATAATCCCTTCTGCCTTTCGTTCTGCCAGGAATGGCAGGATTTTCCTGTGGATGGGGATTTTCCGAATCCCCGCCAGCGTCTTGCTCTTCTTGACGTTGATGTACTGCTGGCGGAGGTTCACATCACCTGCAGATAGGCCGATGTACTCTCCGGCTCTCATCCCGGTGTAAATGAGTATGAGCACGTCCTTTACTCCTTCCACTGTATCGGCTGACTTCCACAGCTTTCCTATCTGCCGGGAGGTGAACGGTCTTTTCGTATATACGAGGACATGCCGGGGCAGCTCTATAAAGCGGCTTAGGTCCGCTTCGACAATTCCGCTTTTCATGGCGTACTGGTAAAGCTGGCTAAGCAGCACACGGCACTTTTTGCGTGTACAGTAGCCGGCTTCGATGCCGTCTATGGCATCCTGCAGCTGTCTGTACGTAATGCGCCGAAATGTCACAGAATGAAGTGGTGCAAGGTGCATATAGCTGATTTCATAGGCGGCCTGGGAAGATGGGCTGATGGATTCGAAATGGCGCAGGTTCCATGAGTGGTAGACCGAAGAAAAGGTGACCTCCCTTTCCGGCGTCATGCGGTTCACACTGACGAGGAAGGCGAAAGCCTCTTCTCTATTTGCAAAGTAACCAAGCGGACGCTGGCGGCCGTCAATTGTCTTTTTAACAACCCACGGCCTCCGCCGGTTCCCCGTAAGTCTGTAGACCGTTCCGTAACCATTCGGGAGTTTCATCTTATCTCATTTCCTTTCTTTAACTATCATAAGGAGGCAGTAATATGCCTGATTATAAGCGAATTATTTTTGGAGCCATCGTCGTTGTCGTGATTTTGGGCATTGCGTACGCCGGCTACCGCATATACGAAGATGTGCAAAATGAGAAGCCTAAAGTAATGACCACGGAGGAAGTGCATGATCCGGCCAAGGTGGCGAAAGAGATCCACGTAACCACCCCGGCGGCCCAGACCATCGTTAGGGAGATTGAGCGTTCCGGCGGCGAAGCACCGGCAATAACCTACTATGTGCAGTCCCCGACCGTCGAAAAAGCTGCCGAGAAGGTGGCAAAGCAGATTGAGACCAGGGCGCCAGAAGCACCTGCAGGAGTGCTGGAGAAATCGGATAGAACCATCGTCACGCCGAATGAGGAGAAACAGAAGGTTGATGTGTATAAAATAACGCTCCGAAAGGCCCACAAGTTGAAGGCGGGGGCATCCTACGTCGATGGTCACGCCTTCCTTTCAACTGGCTACCAGGCAGGAAAGTGGGAGGGCCTCATCCATTTTGACACCCGGACGCTGGAGCCCAGGGGCGGCACCATCACCTACACTGTGCTTGAGTGGTAA